ATTACTGATCAAGACCCCATAAGTAGTTTATAGTCGTACTCAGGACTGGTTCTCAATCCGAACTTTAGTGAGAACAGCGCTATCTCCAAGATGTCTCATAAGAAAACCCATTGAAACACGTCCGCGGAAAACGCTGACATGTGGATGTTTCTTACCAAAGAACTTCATTTTTGAGGCTAACTTTGCCGCATTTATGGAAGTAACTTCCACAGTAAGTTCTGGTTGATAACGGAGATTCTTGAGAATAGTCGCATCTGAAACAAGAAGCTCCCCAATCTGGGGACCAACCTTAGGTTTAAGGGAGAGTAAACCATATTTATACCGAGATATTTCCTCTTTCATGGACATAGGTCCACCCCCAACAGTTCTCTTTGTCGAGAAGAACTTGGAGTCGCGGATCTGGACGAAGGTTGGATCACGTAATAAGGTGTATCCAATATTCACAAAGAAATCCTGTGTCTTCGTAGTCTTGAGGGTAACACCCTCAGGAAGAGTCATTTGGAGACCACCATAACATCTTGGTAAAAAGAAGTTATATAGGCCAGGTTTGTTAGTTCCAAAACTCAAACCTGACTCGATCTCAAGACCCTTCCTGTTATAATGAATAAAGCGTTTTAAGGTCCTCGATGGGAATTGAGAACCTCGAACGCACTCATTATAACAAGATGAGAATGACGCAGCCTTGGCATCCTCACGTCCTGTGACCTTAGACTGACCAGTCAAAAGGCCAACGTTAAAAAAGGGTAAGAACTTGAAACTTACCTCTTTCCGATGAAAGTCCACATAGGCTCGGAATGGTTGTGAATTGATGAACAGGTAATCCTTGGAGACGTAATTTTTACCTAAGGACTTCTCAAAACCGACAGATTTGATAATTATTGACCAAATGTCATATAAATCACCATTTGTCGGGAAGAGGATGTCATCTCCATTAACGAGAACAGGCAGTTCACCTTGCTCAATGCGTCGATCTAAATAGATCTCCATTGCCCTCCAATAACATGCTAAATTGATAGCACACAAAATTGGGAAGGATAGCGGTGAACCCATCAACTGTCCGGATTTCTGCTCGATACTCTCAATGCCAGTCGAATCAGGATAACAGACTGTCTGTTCATAAAGAACATCTCTGCAAATATCCACAAACCTAGGATCGATACAGTAGTAGTGGTTAAGTACAATTTCGAATGCTGCCTTTGTGGCATCCATTGAAAGGATGTCGGTGGCGGCTGAGTAATCACCGCTAACCCATTGCATCCCTGGTTGGAAAAGCTCAGGTATCATCGTCACACGGTCCATTATGGATAGTGCAACAGAGACGTCTGGTTGTCCAGTCAGAGAGAAGATAGGGTCTGATGACAAATAATGGATCATCGACTTTTGACAAGTCTTGACCACGTTGTACTTAAATGGCTCACCTTTAGAGATTAATCGGACCTTAAGGGGTTCGCAGACGGCTGAGACCATAACGGACTTATGTAGCCCGTTTCTTTTTGTTAATGTAACAAAATCCTCAAACAAAAATTGAGGGAGACCTCGCTGTTCAACGACACCCGCCAAGGGCGAGTAACCCATATAAATGAGTTCATCCATATCTTCACCTAGACGCTCAAGGATCTCTTCCTTAGCTCCGCCTCGGGCGACAGATCGTTCGAAACAAGCAGCAGAGGAAAATTCATAGATTTTAGGCTTCTCAGGTCTAAAACCCTCGAATATTTCCTCTACATAACGTTTCAAAATGGAACGTTCAGATCTCGGCATAGGCTTTGCCTTAGCCAAGATCTTTGCCTGTTTTTCCATTGATTCTTGAATCATGGATTGTGGAACGAGTCCTGCGGCTCTCTTAGTTTGAGAGAGCGAGACGAGTAATCGAAAGTTCTTGTTCGTTTTAGAAACAATTCGATTCTTAAGCCACTTACGGAATTTCCCCTTAAACAGTAATCCATCACTAGATTCGGTCGGTCTTTCTGGCATTTCTGTCTGCCTAAGAAAGCAAGCCACAATATAAGCGAGATGATATTTGATCTCC